GCGTTTGCAGCCAGCCGAGGGCGATTGCGAAAGTGTGAGGTGTCCCTTTTGGCGTGGTCTGCCACCACTCGCTGAGTTGGAGCGCGATGCCGAATGAGTCGAGGAGTGTTTTGACAGCGGCGACCGTTCCTTTTTTGCGGTGAATCTCGGCAGAGTTCTTGATGACATTCCGCTTCGTGGCTGTTGTCCAGTTGGCATCCCATTCATCGACGGATGTCGCCCAGGCTAACCATGGCAGAAGCGCCTCCGGGCAGGTATCGGGATTCCAGAGTGAGCGGATGGGGGTGTCGATTGAGCCGAGGCGGGCGGTGGCGAGAGAAAGGGATCGCTCTGGCGCTGTCGCATTGGAGGGCAGGAGGTCGCGCAGCGAGAGGTCGGGGGCGATTTGCTCCGTTTCCGTGGACGGGATTTGGTAATCGGCGTTTGTGCGTTGCTCCCACGAGGTGTTGAGCGCGATGCGTGTTTCAACAAGCTGGCCGGACGAGTTGTATTCCTGCCGCAGAATGTTCCAGAGTAAATCCGTGACGGCGGCGGCGTCTGGCGCTTGGCCGTAATACCAGAAAAGGCCGTCTTGGTCGCTGAGATATTGGTAAATCGAGCGGCTCATTTTACTGGCTCAAGCCTCCGTATGTCAGATTGATTGCCGTGCAGAAAGGGGCTTGCGTGTGGTTGCAGACGATGTTGGCCGTGGGGGCGGCAAGGTTGACTTTTTGCACGCCGTCCACATGGAGCGCAGCGAAGATGGCGGAAAGGTTGATGTCGTTGCCGACTTTGTGGTTTTGCGTGGCGAATGCTTGGGCGCTGGCTTGGGCTTCCGCCATGACCACCGAGGAGTCGGGGCCGGGGAAAGTGAAAATGGTCGCGGTGATCGTGTAGTTCTGGATCGATGCGCCTTGCACGGTCACAGCATCCGTGAGCGGGCGGACGCTTTCGGCGTTGAGTGCCTGCGTGACATTGCTGATGACGGTTGCCGAGGGGGCGCCGTTGCCTGTGAGGCCGAGGACGGTCACGAGCACATTGCCGGGGGACACGGTAGGAGGTCCGACGATGGTCGCGTGTTTCACGCCTGCGACTTTGAGCGCGTGGTAGAGGTAGCTTCCTTCGGGGCCTGCCGTGCTCAAGCCTTCAAGGGCGAGCGTGACGCGATAGCGGAAATCGGTGTCCGTTTCCATGACGGCCAATCGCGGCGGGATGGCTGTCGGGGCTGCGGGAACGAGGATTTTGCGGGTTGTTCCGAAGATGGCTCCGAGTTGGTCGAGATCGCTGCCGGTTGCATAGGCGAGCATGACGCCACGGGCGGCATCGTTGACCCTCTGCCGGATGAGCATTTCGCGGTATGCGCAGACTTCCAGAATCTTGAAAGCTGGGTCGCTCTCCACGATGGCGGTGAATGCCGGATCGCGGGCTTTGAGGTCGTCCACCATGTCCTGCAAAATCGCGGCGTAGTCGAGACTCTCGACAATCGTCGGCGCGGGAAGGCTCGAAAGATCGATGGGCGTGTAACTCATACGACCATGCCGTCCAGCGTGAGCGCGGTTCCGGTGGGTAAATAGACGCCTTCAAGGGCGATGGTGATTTTGCCGGGTTCGATAGCCTGGGCGATGACGCGGGTGATCTCAACGCGAGGCTCCCATTTGCGGATCGCCTCGATGGTGGCGACATAGATTTCGACGATGGTTCCGCGATTCATCGGCGCGTCCACGAGGTCAAACAGGCGCGAGCCGTAGTCGCGGAGCATGACGCGAGAGCCGAGCGGGGTCGTGAGAATGTCCCGAATCGACTGCTTCAAATGGTCTAGCCCGGAAAGCGCCTTGCCGGTGTCGCTGCTCATGCCTCGCATGGGGCGAGATTTTATGGCTGCGCTTGGGGGTGTCTTCTGCGGGGACTTCCCGCAGAGAGGTCAGGAGGAGGTTATGGATTTGGGACGGCGGTGAGTGCTGGTCCTGACATGACGCCGCCGTGCGTGTGGGTGGAGAGCGTGATGCCGTTGGATTTCATCAGTCCGGTCTGGTCGTAGTTTCCGGTTTGCGTGATGTTGCCGTTGATCGTGATGCCGCCGCTGGCGATTTCGAGGGTGGTTCCTCCGACCGTGATCTTGACGCTTCCGCTGGTGATTTCCACTTTTCCACTGCCGAGGGCGTGCGTGATCTTGCTCGCAGTGATCTCGCTTTTGGCATTGCTGCCGATTTGGGCGAGGATTTTGGAGGCGGTGATTTCCGTTTTGGCATCGGCTCCGACCTTGGCCGTGATCTTCGATGGCGTGATCTCGGTCTGTGCGTCGTCTCCGACTTTGACCGTTGCGGATCCTTCGGGGAGTTGCAGGAGGTGGGTGTGGGCTTCTCGGTCGTATTCGAGGATTGCGCCATCCTTGTAGGTAGTGCGGGAGATTTCAGCTTTGTCGGCGTTGGCCGGGTAGTCGTTTTTATAGATGCCGCCCGGCATGACATAGCCAGCGGAGAGTTCGCCGCCGGGGGCTATGACGATGACTTGCTCTCCGACTTCGGGGGCGTGCCATGTGCGATCCTCACCGGCGCGGCTGGTGAGCCATGGGAGCCATGCGCTGGTGTTGCTTCCCATCGTGACGCGCACGCGAGCTTTTGCGTAGTCCGCCTCTAAGACCGTGCCGGGGCGGATGGTGTTTGAGAGTCGGCGCTCAAGCTCTCCGAGGCGGGCGTTGCTCATGTGGCGAGGATGTCTTGGATTGGCACATAGTCCGGCTCGTGCGGGATGCCGATCTTGGGCGCCCATGAAGCGCGGATGTCCGTGGGTAACGCTCCACCTTCGGGCCATGCGGTTTCTCCGAGGAGGCAGGTGTGTTCCCATTCGACCCTCCATGTTTCGTATTCGGGATTCTCGGCGTCGAACTCTTGTGGGGTTGCGGCTATGAATCGGGCGGGCGTGACGGGCATTCCGAACCGCTGGCCTTGGAGGAATGCGGCGAAGTTTGCAGCCATGAGGCGCACGGCGAATTTATTCCCGGCTTTGTAGCTGTAAATGAGAGAGGCGGAAAAACGGATGTCCACCTGGAGTTGCTGCGTGCCGATGTCTGCGGTGGCGTTTGGCTCGATGGTGTCCAACTCGAAAGTGATCGCTGGCACCTCGATCTTGTCCATGTAACGCGAATATGCGGCGATGGTTTTGACCGTGCTGCCGAATTTGGCGTTGATCTTCTCGGCGATCTTCGTGTGAAGGACGGCGAGGTCTATTTGCTGAGTTGCCATTTTAGTTGGGATTCAAATTCGCGTTGCAGGCGTTCGCCGATTTCGTTTTCGAGACTGCGCATGGCATCCATGCCGGGGTCGAGAATAGAGAAGGTTTCCTTTTCGATGGGCAGGCGCTTCTTCCCTGTGCGCTTGAAGACATGGCCATTGAGTTTCTCGGAGATGAATGCGCCGGGGCGCTTGGCGGGGCCTGCTGTGACGCCGCTTTTGGTTTGCCGTGGCTTCATGGCCTTCAGCGGGATGTTGCGCAGGCCAGCCCACACGCGACCGAGGACGCCATCTTTGCCCATGACTTCGACGCGCATGCGGCCTTTGATGACTTTGCCGGTTACTTTGGTCGCCTTGCTGATGCGGCGGGAGGCTTCGTTTCCTGCCCAGCGTGTGACGCGAGACACGGCGCTGCGCATGGCTGGCTCGATCTGTTTTTGCGTTGCGCCAAGGTCGCGCCCGATGCGGTCGAGTCCCTTGGCGTTGATGAAAATCATGTCACTCATGCGCGAGGGTGACGGTGGCGAGGCCGGTGCCGTCTGGCTGGATTTCCATGACGGTGTAATCCTTTCCTTCCACCTTGCAGGCGGTTTCGCGGGGGATGCCTGCGACATCCGACTCCTTGCACTGGAAGCGGGGCTGCGTGCTGTCGAGGACTACCTCGCCCACGGCGCTGTCGAAAAAGGCGTTGTCGAAATAGCCGCGCACGATCCGGGTTCCGGTGGGCAGTGCAAACAGAATCTCGGTGTGATCGAGGCCGGAGAAAAAGACATCAAGGTTTCCGTAGGTCATCGGGCGGGGTGTATGCGGATGAAGTTTCGAGCGAGGGATTTTGGCCGGATTTTGCGCCAGACTCCATCGCCGTTCTCGGAGTCGCGTTGGCCTTTGCCGTTGGTGTTTCCTTCCACCGTCACGAGGTTCTTTCCATCGTCTTCGAGGACGATGCCGACATGGGAAAAATCAAAAGTCACGATGTCGCCCGGCTGTGCGGCGTCTTGGTCGGTGTAGATGCTAGTGGTGCGAGGGCGATCTTTTGCCCATTGGCGGAATCCGTAGGCCAGCGCGGTGCGGGGTTGCCATTGGGCGGGCGTGCGGGTGAGGCGCAGCCACTCAGGGACATCGTTTTCCTTCAGCCATTCCTGCACGCAAAACGATACGAAAGCTGCGCACCAAGGCCACGGGCCGGGCGGTAAGTCGGTGGCGCGTTGGTAATCGCGGATGCGCTGGCCGCGATTGTTGCCGCCCTCTTCGCGAATGCCGATTTCTGCTTGGGCGATGGCGAGGAGTCGGTGAAGCATTTTAGTAGCGGGGCAGGTTCACTTCTTCTCTTTGCGGAAAATGTTGATTGCCCCGGCCACGGCCATTCCGGCAGCGGCGATGGCGTTGAATTTGTCGGGATCAAGAACGATTCCGGCTGCGGAGGCGACGAATACGAGGCCGCGCCAAGTGGATGACTCGGCGAGGCGGGCGAGGATATAATCGAGTGCTTTCATCATTTGTCTTTGAGGCTGGGGATTTGCGGGTTGAACCAGTCGATTGTGACTGGCGGGAAGTAACGGATGCCGACCTCCAGACGCCCGAAGCTTCCCATCTTGTCGCCGCTTGGCGGCAGCGGGACGCTGACGCAAGCGGGCAGGAGCAGGAGCGGCAGGAGTGTGGCGAAGCGCTGGATGTTTTGGAGGTGGTTGAATATTTGATGGCGGGACATAACTACCTCGCGATTCATTAGTGAGCGGAGGTTTTGAGGCTTTCTTCGATGCGCTTGGTTCTTTCATCGATGCGGGCAATGGTTTCGCTGCGCTCGCTGGCAATGCGCTCAATGGCGCTGAGGCGGATGTCTTGTTTGTCATTTTCATTACGGACTTGGCGCATTTGCTCGGGCAGGACGATCCACCCATTCAGCGAGCTGAACACGGTGGCGATGAGGGCCACGGCGGCGGTGATTTCGGCCATGCTCATTTTGATGGCAGGGCGTCCGTCCTTTTCGTCGAGGCTCATTTTTTCTTCTTCGGCTCGGCGGCTGTTTCCACGAATGGCTTGGCAAGACCGAGGGCGATGAGTTCGCGGGCAAAAGCGGGCGAGACTTCGACATCACTGCCGACCGGGCAGGATTCCCCGGCAATCATGAGGCTTTGCAGGAGGGTGATTTTTTGAGGCTCCATGGTGTTTTCAAAAAAGCCTCCGCCGCGAATTGCACACGGCGGAGGCGGGTTGAGTTCTCAGCTATCGCTTAGGGCTTCTTGCCGTAAACGAACGACTGGGCGCGGCGGATGGTGAAATCCACATCCTGCATGCAGACGATTTTAATGCGTCCTTTGCTGCTGTTGCTGTATGGGTCCACGGTGATTTCGAGGCCACCCCAGAGGCCAACGATGAAATCAGCGAAGTTTCCAAAGAACACATCGCCAGAGGTGATCTGGTTGGTGATCTCAGTGCGGTATCCGTTCATCGTGCCATTTTCCCAGATGGTGCCTCCGTTGGTGGAGCCGGTTGGGAATTTGAGCGATGTCTTGGCCATGCCGCGAGTGGTTGGATTGGCGATGAAAGCCATGCTGTCCACATCGGCGTTTTGAGCAGAAACGAGAGTTTCCATGTCCACCAACTCTTGGAATGTAGGCTGGACCGCAACGAAGCTCTTGGAGAGCACTCCGGGAGCGGCTTTGATTCCGACGGGTTGGTTATTGGAGCCTGTTCCGTAGAACGCTGCTAAGTCGATTGTCAAAGCAAGTGCTTTGGCGAGATCATTGCGAAGCAGGGCTTCCACGGACAGCGAAGGCTGTTTCAACATGCGGCGGGTAATTCCGCCCTCAGCTGAAACCGTGCGTGGGCGGAGACCGACGAGGCCGAAATCGATATCCGATTTTCCGGCGTCTTCGTCTTCACCGATCCATGTTCCAGTTCCAAAGGTTGTCTGTTTTGGAATATCGACATTTCCATCCAGCCCCGAAAGCTCAGTGCAGAGATTCATGATGACTGCTTTGTTGCGCAGGACATCGATGAACGAAGCGGCAAGGAGGTTGGTTTGGACGGTGTTCCCGCCCGTGCCAGTGTATCCAGTGCCGGATTTGATCGACACGGTATTTGTGCCTCGCAGTGCGAATGGTGCCATGAGCACATCGACAGGAATCATGGTTCCTTTGAGTGAGCGGTGAGAGACTTGAGCGGATGCAGCTGCGCATGCTTCCAACTCGAAGCGTGCATCTTCACGGGCTTTCTTGTCGGTCGGATCGGCTGACAAGGCACGGATGAGATTTACAATCGAGAAGCTCGATGCTTCGCGTTCGTTCAGGCCGATGGGCGAGGAGGCTTCGCGGATTTGGGCGCTGCGCTTGTCTTTCTCGGCAAGGGCTGCGGCTTGGAAGTCGACCAGGCTGCCGCCATTACGCACGATTTGTGCGGCGATTTCGGGCAACTTGTATTTGTCGCCGGCTTCGAGGATCGAGCGGACGCGATCTTGCTCGCCTTTGATGGCTGCGGAGCGCTCGGCTTCGATGTTGATTTCGGGAGTGGAAGTAGCGGGAGAACCGCCGCCGACAGCTTTGTCGGCATCCATGAACAGGGATTTATATTTTTTCATTTCGGGTTGTTGATTGGTTTGAGGTTGACTGCGACCCACTCCGACCGAGGGGTCGGCTGGGATGGTGACGAGGCTGATCTCGTAGGGTTCCCACCGCGTGACGGTGTAGACATCGAGGGCTTCGCGTTCTTCGGTCAACTTGACCTCGCGGATGCGGTAGCCGACTGAGACTTTGGTGAGGATTCCGTCCTGCACATCCTGCCACGCTTCTTCGGCGCATTCGGATTTGCCGAACCGCACCACGGCTCGGCCCATTCCATCTGCATCGATGCGGGCGGTCTCTACGACTCCGAGCACTTCGTCGGCGTCATGGTTGAACAAAAGGTTGGCGCGGTCGTTGAGCCGTGAGAGGTCACACGCCTCGGGCGAGTGGTCGAGCACCTCGGCGATGCCTGGCCAGCGCTCGATCTCAGCGTTGCTGGAAAAGGCAAGCTCCACCGTGCGCGACTCCGCACTGATCGTGCCGATGGTCATGACACGACGCATCGGTGCGCTGTAAAAATCGGGTGCGGCGGGCTTCTTCATGTGCGCGAATTTTGCCAGCGGGCGGCGGCCTGTCTTCTGCGGGGCGTTCCGTGTGTGGATTGACCACCGAGGACACAGAGGGCACAGAGACACAAAAAAACCCGGCGTGGGTTTTGGCCCACGCCGGGATAACCTATGAACCAACTATGAGAGTGCTGCTGCGAGTTGAGCGCCGGTCGTTGAGACTGTGCTTTGATTTTTTGCGCGTTCTCCGATGGAGCCGGTGATCGTCAATTCCGTGGTCGGCTTGGCCCAGACCTCGGCGGCGATTTCCGACTCGGTAGGGATGTCTCCGGTCGCTGCGGGCGAGGCTGGCAGCGCGTCGGTCTTGGATTTTATCGCCGCTATGTCGCTGTTTGATGGCGCGGTGTAGGCCGATCCCGCAAGGCGCGAACTGATGGGCTGATCCACTCGCCCAAGCTCCACGGATAGCTCAGTTCGCACCTGTGAGGCTATAGCCGAGGGCGAAGGCACGGTCGGTGCGTTGGTCAGAGTGTCTACCGTTCCGCCCGTTACGGTGCGAGTCGCTTGGCTCCAAACGGCTGCTGCGTTTTGAGCTGCTGATGGCGCGCTACTGGCGACTTCAGCGGTTCCGTCCCACACGATGCTGCCGCTGCCGACATTGGCACCGGCGGCGCGGAATGCGATTTGGTAGGTTCCTGCGCTGCCTGCCATGTTGCCGCTGTAGAATCCTGTGCTGCCGGTTTCTGGGCAGGAGATGGCAGAGCCTACGGCGGCTCCGTTTTGGTATGGCTGGGCGGTGACGGTGAGGCCGGTGGTGGCGAGGGCGATGTTGAGTTCGTTTGGCATGGTCTTGGTTGGTTAGGAGTTAGCGGGAATCCACTGGCGCTCGACGCGATCTGCAAACCAGACGAGGTTCGGTTCCCAGTCGCCGCTTTCGGGGCGCTCAATTTTGATGAGAGGCACGATCTGCGGATCGACCCAATCTTCTGGGCAAGGATAGGGGCGGATGGTGTCGATGCGCGGCTCGTCGTTTTCGTCCAGAACGATGCTGCGAAGTTCTTGGCATCCGTCTGCAAATTTTAGTCCGTATGTTCTCATGTTTGTGTTTTGGTTAAATTCCGTAAGTGATTTCGACGGCATCAACCGAGGCGACCCAGCGCCAGATGGTGGAGGTGGTGCCGGTGACGCTTACAACGAGGGAATCATTTGCATCACTTGCAGAGAGTGCAATGGATGTTCCGGCTGCATTGTCAGCGCCAATGCTGATCGGGGCGTAAACCTCAGTGGTCGTGCCAGAAACATTTTTCAAAGCATACTGCCGCACATAGTGCGCGACTGCTGCACCTGTGCTGGAAACGCCCGCGATATTGATTGTGCAAGCTAAAATTCGTCCACTTGCAACTGTTAATCTCTGCGTTCCAACATAATTCGTGTCTAACAACAATTCGACCGCTGTATTTGTTGTTGTTTTTCCAAATAGAACAAAGCGAGACGATTGGTTGCATTGGCCTATCGATGCAAAAATCGGGCCTCCGTGAGCAATCATGTTAAATCTATCCGCAACAGCATTTGGGCCTTTTGCGAATCCTGCATAAGCTGACGCAGAAGAATCATATCCATTTACAATGCAACTAAAAGTTCCAGTTGCATTACCTGTTCTTGATGACAAAACCGATGCCCGACTTGCTGCGGCTGTTGAAAGCACAGAGGCTGCAATAAATGTGTCGTTGTTTGTGGTAGCATTATCTTGGCCGCCAATTATTCCGCTTTGCGCTCCAGTCGTTCTATTCTTTAAACCTCCTCCAATAAATGAACTATTCCCGCTTGCAACTTGATCTGCTGCTGTCCGAACTCCGGTTTGGAAATCTACGGCATTTGTTCCGCGAGCATTCCCACCTGTAATAGTTCCGTCTGGTTTGGGGCCAAGTATAAAAGCGCCAGTTCCTTTCGGCGTAAGGACAAGAGCGGAGTTGGTTTCAGTGGTGTTTTGCGAAATAGCCACATTCGATTGAATAGCGACTATCAATGCAGCTGTGATGTTGGTTGTGAAATTGATAGCTGCACCGCCGCTGGTGGCGCTGACTTTGAATGTGCTGCCGGAGATGTCGCGGACAAAATAAGCAGTGGTTGTATTTAATCCTACGCCTCCCGTAATGCTCTGAAACATTACGCCTTGGTTGCTGGTAAAATTATGACCTGTTGCCGTGATGACATCGGTAACCGCATCGCCGGTGGCTGAGTATGCAACAATGGCATCGTCCACGATGAGGCTGGAGGATTGCAGGATTGTGCCGTCCGTGCCGTCTGCACGGAGGATGGCGTTGTCAACTGAGCCTGCGGTGAGCGGGCGAGGGAGTGCGTTTGCGATCATGTTTTAGCTGTAGGTGAGAGATTGTTTGGAAGACCAAGCGCCGGCGGCCGATTGCTCCGAGACGACATCGCCTGCGGAGTTGGTGGTGATGCGGTAAATTGTCCAGGCGGGGGAGTCGTCTGGTTCGCCTGTTGCGGGGTAGTCGTCCCACTCAAGGCGTCCGATGTAGAGGTTCGCTCCGTCTACGGCGTGGACGAGGATGGCGGGGATTTCGTTGCGGGGAGGAGTGGTGAGTTGGATGACGCTTCCCGACTGAGGATGGCGTCCAAAAATTTTCCGATCTGCGTAGTTAATGCAGACCTCGCCGAGCGAAAGATCCGCAGTGCCGGGAATACGGTTCGGCACTACGGACTTCTTAGGCTTTATCGGAATTGGCATGAGTATGGACTCGGTAAGATTTGAAAAGCCGGTCGTCATGAATGGTCACGAGGTTGACCGGCCCTGTGGGCCGTTTGCTTAGAACGTGCCGCCGTCGATCTCGGTTTCGAGCGCGAGGATGCGGGCTTCGACGGAATCGATGTCGCTCTCTGCGGTCGTGACACGATTTGTCAGGGAAGTGGCAGCAGACTCGATCGAATCGATGTCGCTCTCGGCTGTGGACACACGGCCAGAGAGTGCGGTCGCTGCGCTCTCGGCTGATGTGACACGTCCGGCGAGTGTGGTGGCTGCGGATTCGATGTTTCCGGCGCGGGATTCGAGAGCGTCGATGTCTCCCTCTGCGGTGGTGACACGACCAGAAAGCGCTGTAGCTGCTGTCTCGATGTCCGAGATGTCGGAAGCGAGATCGGCCTCGGCTGCGGTGGCGCGGGTGATCTCGTTTTGCAGGCCGGTGGAGGCGCTGGAAGCGAGGGAGGTGATGGCTCCGTTGAGGTTTGAGTCTGCGGCCTGGAAGGCTGTGACCACTTCCGACAGCGAATCAAGCGAGCCGGGAGTGACATTGCTGAGGACATTATCAATGCGAGTGCCGAGAGCGGCCTCTGCTGCAAGGGCGCGTGTCTCTTCGGCATCGATGGCGGAATTAAGATCGTTATCCGCTGCGATGCGTGCATCCCGCTCTGTGGCGACGATGCCGTCTGCGTAGTTTTTTGAAGCGTTGCCGCCGATGCCGAGAATGTCGGTGGCGTTGCCTTGGGCGTCGGCGCCTTTGCCGTAGTAGAGGATGCCATCAACTTCGTTGAAGGCGAGTTCTGAGGAGCGGAGAACTCCCGGTGCTCCGGCGGAACCGGATTGGCGGCGGCGAATGCGAATTGGGACAGACATGATTTTTTGTGGTGTGGTGGTTGTGGTTGCGGTGTCCGTGGTGGACGGGCGTTATTTTGCCGCTGCGAAAATCCGTGTCTTCTGCGGGGCGTTCCGGGCGTTTTTCACCACGGAGAGCACGGAGGACACGGAGAGGGGCAGATACAAAAAACCCGCCCAATTACGCATCGTTGAGAGGCGGGGCGGGTATGATGCTTGGCGCTAAAATTTTTAGAAAAAGCCTGCGTCGATCTCGCTGGTGGAGACCACGCCAGCGACATATTCGACGCTGGTGCGGTTGTCCCATGCGACACGGGCGGCGACGCCACGGGCGATGAGTTCGCCGCTGGGCGTGAAGATGCTGCGGGTGATGGTCCAGAGATTCAAATCCGTTCCTGTGCCTGCGCTGGCGCGACCGATCCAGTGGGTGAGGTGATCGTCTGAGACATCGGAGAGGAAGGAGATGGAGCCATAGACAAAGGCGGGGCCTCGCTCGCCTGCGGGTCCAGGCTCTCCGCGCTGGCCCTCGGCTTGGAGCGGGATGCCGAAATTCAGGATCGCATTTTCCTGCGTGCCGACATTGGCCACGACAGGCTGCGAGCCTGCGGGCAGGGTGTAGACGGTGCCGACTGCGATGGTCGAGGAAAGGCCACGGGGCAGGGTGAAATTCAAGACGGCGTTTTGCGTTGTTCCGACATTGGAAACGCTGGCGGGTTGGTCGCCTGCCACGGTCTGCACGGCGCCGATGGCGAGCGTGCCCGCGGGGCCTTGCGCACCGAGGGGGATGCCGAAATTTAAGACGGCATTTTCTGGGCTGCCTGCATTCGTGATCGTGGGTGCGGAGCCTGTGGGGAGTTGGGTGATCGTGCCGATGGTGAGCGTTCCGGCTGGGCCTTGAGCGCCTGCGCCGATGGGCATGACGATGCCGGGGGAGACGATGACTTGCGGCTTGGGAAAAATGGTGAGGTCTACGGCGGCCATGGTTTTATCGGGAGATGTTGCGGGTGATGAAGGCGATGCCTTCCAGTAATTTCCGGGTAGTGCCTTCTTGGTCGGTGATGAAGATGTCGTATCGGGCGCGGCTCACTGGCAGGGAGCGTGTCACCTCGTCGCTGAGAACGAAGCGGATTTTTCCGTTTGTGCGTGGCTGGAGGAAAATGATCTCGAAAGACGCGAGTAGAGGTTTATCCCAATCCTCGCGGAGCTGGCCGACTGCGGTAAAGCCAGCGAGGTTGATTGGCTGGGCGTTCGGCTCGCTGGATTGCCTGATCGTTGTTTCAAAAAAGAACGATTCGCCGGCGGGAATGGTGATGTCGAAATTCTGGCTCATGGCTGAGGGTCGGGCTGTGCCACGGGGGCTGCTGCGCCTGCGGGGACAAGCGGCACGATGCCTCGCTTTTTGAGTTCGACTTCTTCGCGCTCGATCTCACTCCAGACATCTTCTGGGTCTCGGTTGCTGGTCTCCCGGATGATCTCGCTGCGGGATTTGAGTTTTTGCGAGATGGCTTTTTCGTTCGCTGCCATTTCTGCGGATGGATCGATCCATGCCCAGCGGCGTCCAGTGAAGGCGACTTGCTTGTATTTTTCGAGGCGGTCGAATTTGAGGGGCTTGCCGCTGATGAGGATTTTGTTGGCGAGGAGTGAACGCTCAAGCCATGCCTCGTATATGGGCATGACGAAGCCGGAGATGAGCCATTCTTGAAGCCCCTTCCAGACTTCGCGCTCGTCGAGTGCACCTTGGCGGATTGATGAGAAATTGACGCTCGTGAGGTCGCTCGCGAGGTTGTTGTAGCTCACACCGAGGCCGGAGGAAATCGAGCGAAGCATGGCTTTGCAAAACGGATCGAAAGCCTGATCGGGAAATTGCGGCGTGTAGGGGATGAACTCTCGGTTGCCGATGTCTTCAAACTTTCCGGGTTCTGCGTCCATTTCGAGGATGTCGTCGCTGTCGCCATCGAGGTTGCGGAAAAAGCCCATTTTGCTGGCGGACACACGGGCATTGACCACGGCGGCGTCTTCAAAGCCTGCCAACATGCGCATGCGCCAGAGGGCTGTGCGTGCCCACGGGAGGCCGCGTTTTTGGCCGACTCGCTCCGGGAGGAAACGATGGATGACCTGATCGGCGGGCACTCGCTGGAAGCTTTCGCCGTTGTGGTTCACATAGCCCATCATTTGCTCGTCGTAGTTTCGGAAATGGTAGGCGACGGGGCGACCGTTCGGATTAAACTCGATGCCGTGGCGGATGACATTGCCGTTGTTCAGCTTTTCCCACTTGGTTGGGTTGAGCAAAACGGGGTCTATGAACTGCACGGCGAAGCCCCATTTGTTGAGGTCTTCTCCGTAGCGTTTCACGGCGATGACCTCGCCATCCATCGCGGCGGTGGTGACGGCGAGCCGCTCGCCATCGGCGCGGGAGAGTTGTCCGGTGATGTCGTAGTTTCCGCGTTTGCTCCAATCGGCAAATGCATCCTCGATGGCGGAGCTGGCCACGGTGTCCATCGTTCCGCTGGGGTCGCGGATTTGGGCGTTGAATGTGAAGCCTGTCGGTCCTGCGATGTTGTCGCGGGCCATTTGGAGGAATTTTTTGAGGTGATCGTTGTTCTCTGCTTGCTCACGGGAGCGGGCGACGATGCGGCTCCAGTATTGGAAAATCCATGCGTCAATCGTGGTCGGTGTGCCTGCCCAGGTGGATTCCAAGCGGCCTGCGCCTGCGGCTTGCGGCATGCCTGCGGTGGCGAAGCTGCCGAGGGTGTCGGATAAAATGGACCGCGCCGACCAGAGGCGAGGCTGGTCGGCGCGGCTTGGCGCGGGCGTCTTCGTGGTGGTGCGGGAAAAAAAGTCGAGGAGGCCCATGGTTAGATGCGGACGGAAATAGATTGCCCGATGGAGGAGATGCCGGATGAAAGGCGGGACTCGCGGGACAGCTCACGCCGCCAGAACGAGAGGAGTTGCAGGAGTTCGGCTATGCTGTGCCTTTCCAGTTCGCGGTTGTTTATTTTGTAGCGTTTCGCCTCAAGCGTTGCGCCGCCTGCGAGCATGGCTTGGATGTGTGCCACGGCGATGCGGGCCTGCGTGCGCACCTCGGCACCGGGGGCGAGGGTGGCCGCGGATTCGCGGATGAGGAGGTCGCCGGTTCCGACAAGGGCGCGGTGTGCGGCGACCGTTGCCCATGCCTCCCAGATGTAGTGTCCGGGAATCCAGCCGGTCGTATTCGCGGCGGCGGTGAAGGTGCCTGCCGTGCCGGTGGCGGCGACATTGCGCGATTGCATTCCAGCGAATTGCACAAGGACGGTCGCGGCGGGGTCTGCCGATACCGTAACCTCAAATGTTTCGCCTGCTGTGATTGTCACCATGAATGCACGAAGGAAGCGCGGCGCGTGGTGCGCTTGCGTTTCGCGGCATTGTTGTGATCGGGACGGGGGGTGTCTTCTGCGGGGCGTTCCACCGGAGGGGGCGTTTCGACCTCGGCGGGCTTGGGCGCGGGCATGGTCTGCCGCCGACGGAGAGCAAGCTTGTCAAACTGCGGGGCGCGTAGCACGAGCGCGGCGAATGCGTAAACCCGGCAATCGAGCGGTTCGTTCCGTGCGCCGGATGTCTTGTGCCACTCCAGCCGGGGGAATCCCTTTACAAATTTCGTCACGGCCTTTTCTGCGGTGAGTCCTCTGAAATACTCCGCGCTGCGTCCCTGCGGGAAATGGCAATATCCAGAGCCGGGTTCCGTGATGCGGAGGCGTTTGTAAACGATGCTCTTCGCGTTATCGACTCCGACGATGTAGACATCGATGGGGCGCGTGGTTTTTTTCCCTGCTCGGCGGCGGGCGGGGTTGCCGACGATGGGCAAGCCGGGGCCGCCTTGTCCTTTCACACCGTAAACTCGGTCGCCCTTGTGGCGTTTGACATAGCCGTAAACGGCTTGGGTGTTTGAGCCGCCGGTATCGATGCAGGTGGTTTCGATGACCATTTCGCCGCCTGCCTCGGAGGTCCACCGCTTGCGAAGGTAGTCGGTGAGGTGCGTCCACGGACTGCCTGCCGTTCCCTCCGGGATGTCGGGGTCGCCGAGGATGACATGGTAAGCCACGCTCCAGCTTTCTTCGCCGCCTGCCCATGCGACGACTTCGATTTCGAGACGGTCTTGCTGTGTATCGACGCCTGCCGTGAGGATCAACCCACGGGCTGGAACATCCGCCTGAGGGTATGGTTCGCATCGTTCGATGAGGGCATGCTCGCTGATGCGTTCGCCGCCCTCTTCCCATGTTTCACCAAGCGAGGTGTTGATCCACACTTGCAGGGTTGAGGGATCGTCTTTCGCCCGCCCGTGCTCGATGGCGATGTCTGCGATGCTTCGCCAGGGGGAATAAAGTTCGTTGAGATGGAAGCCCGCGATGCGGGTAAACGGTGCTCTCCCTCGCCACCCTAAAGGTTGTCCATCATTTCCAATCGGCTTTGTTCCATCTGGCAGCGGAGCGCATTTTGCGACGGCTTGGTTTTTTTGCGCGCTGGTGATTGTTCCGTTGCAAGCGGGGCAGCGGAGGGTTGCGAGGTCGCGGCGGCCCTCCGGCCAGACGACATTTCCCCACCGGAGCGGGTGCGGGTGCTGGCAGTGCGGGCAAGGAACAACGAAATGCCGTTGATCTGAAAGCTCATAGGAACGCTCAATGCGGGACAAGCCCTTGACGGTCGGGGTCGAGACCATGACCACGCGCCGGTTCCAGAAATTTTTTGTTCTGGCGATGGCGAGGTTTACCGGATCGCCTTCGGTTCCCGCGCTGGCGGGGTAGCGGTCCACCTCGTCAAGCAGGAGGATGCGGATCGGGCGAGAGGCGAGGCCGCTGGGGGCGTTCGCACCCACAAGCGTGACATGCCCACCGGGGAATCGTTTATGAAGGATCGTGTTTCCGCTGTCGCGGGTCTTCGCGGGGCGCACCTTGGAGCGGAGGCTTGGCGAGTCTCGGAACATCGGCGCGAGGCGGTCCTTGGAAAATGTCTCTGCCATGGCCTCGTCCGGCTGCACGAGCATGAGGGGCGAGGGGTCGAAGTCCACGAAGTATCCGATGCAGTTCAGAAGGATTTCCGTTTTCCCCACCTGTGCCGATGACATCACGACAACCTGCTCAATGGTCGGATCGGCAACGGCGTCCATGATTCCGCGCTGGTATTCGGCGCGGTTGGTTCGCCACTGCCCTTTCTCCGCTGCCGCCTCACCGGAGAGTTTGCGCCGGTGGTCAGCCCATTCGCTGATCGTCCACTTGGGAGGCGGTGCAATGATGGCCGACCACGCCGCGATGAGGTCGCTGGCGCGGTCGAGTTGTTCGGGTGTCATGTCTCCCAGCCTTCGCCGGTCTCTTCTTCTTCCGGTTTCGCCTCGTTGCGTTTGAGATAGCGATTCAGAATCTCCCGTCCGTTGTATTTTGAGCATTCCGCCATTGCCTCATGCAGCAGGGTCTCGATGAGGGCCGCGCATTTGTTTGGGTCTGTCTCGTCTGCCACGCGAGGGCCTGCCGTGGTCGGGATTGCCAAGAGCTTCGCCCGGATGTTGGCCAGCCCCTCGCCCATCACCTCGGCAATGCAGGATGCGTCATGGAGTTCGCCGCGCATGGCCATCGATTGCGCTTCGAGGATTTCGGCGCGGGCGCGGTAGACGCGAGTGCGCTGGGCTTTGAACGAATCCTCCGATTCATTCTCTTGGCTTTTCTGCCATTCGATGTATCCGGCAGTGGAGGCGCAAAGGTCGTAAACACCTCGCGCTGTTTTTTTCACGATGCCTTTCTTTTCGAGTTGCTGGACATATTGTGGCGTGACGCCTCCGAGTGCCTCGGCCAAAACTTTCACGCTTGTCATCAATCTTTCGGAAGGCTGGTTTTTATTGTTTTTCATTTCAAAGTTTGTCCGGATTTTGCGTTATACGCCCCGTAGAATCGTTCTGTGTTTTGCCCGCTGTCGTGACATTAATTTTTTTCTGTGGCGCGTGCTGGGTAGGCTGGAAGCAAAGCAAAGCGCGGTTTTTTAGTCAGTCTCTAGCCAAATTCCGCGAGTTTCCTGACACCCGCTCCCGTCCCCCCGTGGAAGAACCTACTACCCCCCCCGGATGGTGGCTGTGTCTCGGCTTGGATCATTGGAGAGTTTTGCTGTGCAGAGTTTTTTTAATGCGTTCTGCTGTTGAGGTTAGAGGTTTCAGTATTTCAAGCGCCCGTTCCAAGCGGTCCTTCTCCCATGCTTCGATGTCGCCAGCCTTCTCAGCCCATCGTTGGAATCCTTTGACGAGGTAATCGATGACATCGCTTTCCTCCTCGCGCTTTGGTGTTTCAGCCGCTAGAGGGATTTCAAATTCCAGTTGGAATTGGGCTTCTGTCTCCACCAGATAATCCAGCCCGAATTGTTTGACGCCGAATGATTGGGATTTCGGCAATAGCTTTCTGACTACTTGCTGCATGAGCAGGAGTTGCTTGTGTCCGTCTGCCCATTTTTCTTTGCTGGTGTCTTCCGGGATTTCCCAGAATTGGAGTTGGCTGATCGTGTTGATCGAGTCTTTGACGAGTATGAGGTTAGGCGTTTGCATGTTGTTGTGTTTTGAGTTGTTGTATTTTTGCCCTGATGAGGGCTTGCTTGGTTTGGTGGCAGGTCGCCAGGGGAAGGAGCATTCCGCCAAAATGTCTTTGCAGAAGTTTGGCTTTTTCTTCCCCGATTGTTTTGACGAGATAGCTGTGCGACGGGAGCCGACCGCTTGGCACATAGACGCACCGATGCCGGGTCGTGAATGCAATGGCCAAGGCCGATTCTTTGCCGATGATTTCGGCGATGTCTTGCGCCGTTGGTGGTAGTGGGATTTCAGAGGACATGGGTTTCTCCTGCGTCTTTTCTGCGTTCATCCGATGAAATATCTTC